GCACGTCATCCCCCTCCTCACGGAGGGCGTCGCACCGACCAGCGAAAGGGAACCAGGTTAATATTCCTGGGCCAGGACAGGGGTTGTGGCAATGGCCCCGTTAAACGGGCCGTGCTGAGCGGGAGAGATCCCGCACCGTCTTGATGGAAGTTCCCATCAACTGACGTGGTCAGTCGACAGATTGTTCTTCCAAGAAGACACAGTCGTAAGTTCGACGCGCGCTCTCAAGGGCAGCGGAGGTTCGCCTCCGTCCCTCTTGTTAGCGTAGTTGGCCAATGCACAGCCGAAGGACTGAGCAGGGTAGCCAAGGTAGGTAAGGAGCCTAGGGGTTGGACACAATCTGAAGAACTCAGATTCTTGCTGAAATAATGCAAGGTCCACAGAGATTTATTCTCTGAAGGTAAGTGGGCCATCCGAGTTCTGGTTGTTTACGAATCCTTCGTAGACGTAATTTCCCCAGAATCGGGTGTGTGTACGTTGTACACTTACTCCTTGGGAGTATGCAGAAAGGGCGGAAACTCTTCAGGTCGCGTCACCTAACCGAGATACGTTTCGGCGGGACAAAGGTCTGTCGAGGGGAAACCCTGGAACAGAAACCGTATACTACTTTCGTTGTATACCCTGGTGGTACCAATGGGGTTGAGCTTTGCTGAAGTGCAGAAAGCTCGTGCGCTTAGCGCGCGGGCGGGGTTGCATTATAAGGAGGCTTGATAGCCAAAGGATCCCACCAACGATTCACCATCGTCTCCTACTCGGAGGACCTGCGGCCCTCGACTTCCACTGAGTGGATAGAGGAAACCGAAGGCTAACCAAGGTGCTCACGGCCCGAGGCCTCAAAGATTTATTATGAACAAATTACTATTTGATCTAATACGTCTAAGAGACCGTAAGGTACGCGTATCAAACGTTAGTTGGTCACCAGATTTAAAAGTCTGGCGTAACTGGTTGAAACCCGGCATTAGCTGGGTGAGACTGGTTACGGGAGGTGTCTCGAGAAGTTGGGTTATCCAATTGTCTGTCTTCGCCAAATTATGCGTGCAACTGGCCAGAGGGCAAGGAGTCAGGGGTCTGGTTCTATACCTCAAAACCGCTCAGGTTGTGCTAATGCAAAACCTGAAGGGTTCTAAGCTTAAATACCAACCCCGAGCAATCGGGAAGGTAGCAGTTAGCCGCGCTGCCGATGGGCTTCCGCGCTGTATTCCTCGCTTTGCGAGGGATCAGATAAGACGGGGGAACACGGTGACGCTGCGATTGTGGCTGACGTTCTTTGGTATATACCGTATTCTTCAATTCGTTGGCAAACCTAAATTCCAGACGATCGTTCAGGGTGGGCCTCAGCTCACTCAGAGTTTTCGTAAGGAATGGTCTTCGTATATTAAGGCCGGGTTCCTGCCTGCGATTGAATCCTTTACGGGAACGCCTCTAAGGGGACTCAGCCCTGCTGAAGCCCTAAAGAGACCAGAACCGCTCACGATTCACAGCGCGTCAGCAGACAGCACAAAGCTGGAAATACGGGGTCCAGATGGTGAACTAATTCGTACTCAGTACGATAGCTCGTTCGCTAGTCGCTTCAATTCAGCGAGTCGCTGGGTTGAGGGTTCATGGGGCTGGGATCTGTTCGTATATCTCTCGTTCTTAACGGGAGGTGTGGGAACAACCAAGTCTCTGTGGACGCAGATGGAGGAAACAGCGTCACTTCGGTCAAGATGGGCAGGGGTCGGTCGTGAGGCCGCCCCCGAGGACTTCTCCCCGAGAGGTTCAGACCTTAATGGCCGGTTGGCATGTCTTCCCGAGCCTGCAGGCAAGGTGCGAGTAGTCGCATTGGTTGACTACTGGACTCAAGCCGCATTGTTTCCGCTGCATGATTGGTTGTTCGATATACTTCGGGAAATCCCTACGGATGGAACTTTTGATCAGCTTGCGCCGGTCAAAAGGTTACTCCGTCTTATAAAGGATGATACCGTTGTATACTCTTACGACCTGTCGGCGGCGACCGATCGGTTGAGTATCAAAGCCCAAATGCTTCTGCTGGCAGGTGTATTCGGGCCAAAGTTCTCTGTGGCGTGGAAACGCCTGTTGGTGAACCGTACTTACTGGGTGTGGGATATACTCCCATCTGGTAAGCCGGGTCATGTTCCCTTACGCTATGCGCAGGGACAACCAATGGGCGCGTACTCGTCATGGGCAATGCTGGCCTTAACGCATCATGCGATGGTCCAGTACGCAGCATATAAGGTGGGGATAAGAGGTTGGTTTGACCGGTACGCGGTTCTCGGTGATGACATCGTCATCGCTGATTGCCGTGTCGCCTCATCTTACACGGAAGTGTGTAAACACCTCGGCGTGGAGATCGGCGTCGCTAAGTCGTTGATTTCGGAGAGAAAGACTCTCGAGTTCGCGAAGAAATTCTTCAGAGATGGAGAAGATCTGAGCGGGCTCCCTGTGGCTTTCTGGGCTGCTGCCCGGAAGACCATGGGCGTTGCTCATGCCTTATCGGCCTGGTATCCTACTGGGACTATGTACAATTTCGTGCGAGCTCTGGGGGCCGGTTTCAAGGGCCCGTCAGCTCTGGGATCGCACTGGGGGAAGATCCCCTTGAGACTTAGAGTACTGGCGGTATTCCTGACTCATCCTTTAGGAGGAGGGAAGTTCGCATTCAAAGAGTGGGCGGAATGGCTGTGGAGCTGGGGACCGATGGATTCCAGGGTTAGTTCCCTTGGAGATATCCTAACCCAGTTCACGCCTTTTGCAACAGGAATGTTGGAAGAGGTAGTGGCTCCTTGTAGCAGGACACTTGACAGCTACCAAGAAGATTTATTCTTCAAGGAATCTGTTGGGGACCCTGCAGCGAGGGCTGCGATAACACGGTCGAACCGTCAACTTAATGAGGCGTTGGACTCTCTAACTAAGGCTGAGAAGTCTCTTAAACATCTGCAGCGACTTAATATCAAGTTCATGCTTCACCAAGTGTCAGCGATTTTGACGCAAGTCATGCGCTCGCTCGGTAAGTGTGAACTTGTGTCGTCACCTCCCGTACGGTCGATGATCAAGCGAAACGAGGACCAATTGGCTGTGAACGTCGCGGATAACTACCGCGTCTGGCACCGCTTACGTTCTCGTGTCCTTGAACACGCAAATCGGAAGGTTGGTGCGCAGGAATTAAGAGGATAACCCCGCAATAGTCATGCAAGTCCCCTCATCAGGGACCTTGACTTTCTCAAATGAGTAAGCGAGCCGCTGCTCAGAGGCACGTCCACAATAACTGTAAGACCTGGGGAACAACCCTGGGTACTTGCAGAAATAGTTTAGCGCTCTCTTAGCGTAGTGGCTCCGGAAGTACCACCTAACGGTGGGGGGTCCGGGCAAGCCAGTCCAGTGTCGG